GGATAGTGCATTTGAAAAAGCAGCTAGAGAGTGCTTGATTCGATTTTCAGAATCAGGGGGAATGCGTTAATGAAATACTGCCCCTATAATTTCCAAATTGAGCAAGTCAATGAAAACATTTACGAGTACAACGATGATAATCTTAACACATCATATACCCATAAGCTTCTAGAAAAACACGATAGGCTGCCTTGCATTGGCGAAGAATGCGGGGCGTTCTATGACGGAAGATGCCATTATAATGAGGGGTGATTAAATGGCAACAATGGCGGTTGAGTTCAAAATTACCGATACGGAAAAGGCGCAGCAAATGCTTTCTGTACTGGCGGACATGATGGGGGATGAAAAAGTTTCCGCGAAGTACAAAGAAAGAATCGCGAAAATCCTTTCCGAATGATAGGGCGTGAGATTATGAAATGTTTTGCTGTGACCAGAATGGAAAACGCGGATTGGGGAGATATCACAAAAGTTGTTGTTGTAGCAAAAGACGAAAAACACGCCGAGCGGTTAGCTCGAATAACATTTGACGATCTTAGAAAAACCAGATTAAAAGTTGAAGAAGTCAATATTGAATCAGAAAAAGTATTAGCTTTTGATGTTTGTGATGAATGGGAAATATATACCCCAAAGCAATAATCGATTAATTGCGTTCTGCGTTTCGCGCAGGGCGTTTTTTAATGCAAAATTGTCAATCGTGCCGACGATTAAATGCACGATACCGCTTGTCGGGAGTGGCCCGACGATTAAACAAAAATCTCGCGGGAAGAAAGGATTATATGGAATTTTTAAAATCAATCTTTGGCGAAAAGGCACTGACATACGCGGAGTTAGAAGCTACGCTCAAAGATAATAAAGAAATCAAGCTTGCAAACCTCGCATCTGGACAGTACGTGGATAAGGAAAAGTTTGATCGGGCTGAGACACAGGCAAACGACCTGCAGGCGCAGTTAAAGCAGAGGGACACCGATATCGAAGAACTCAAAAAGATTGACGGAAAAGGCTTACAGGCCAAAATAACCGAACTGCAGACCCAATACGATACCGATACCAAAGAGCTGAGCGGGAAACTGCAAAAGCAAACCCTTGACAGCAAAATTGATCTTGCCTTATTGGGCGCTAAAGCCAAAAACACAAAGGCCGTACGCGCATTACTCGACGCTGAGAGTATTAAGCTTGACGGCGAAAATGTGTTAGGGCTGAAAGACCAACTGACAAAGATTCAGACAGAAAACCCATTTTTATTTGGGGAAACTCCTGGAAATCCTCCGCCGCCGGTAGGAGGCGGCGCGGTAATTCCCGCGGACCTCAATACAACCGATATGGAAGCCTATAAAGCGGCGAGACAAAAATTATAATTAAGGAGATAAAAACATATGAGCAATACATTACTTACCCCGCAGATCATTGCAAATGAAGCGTTGATGGTACTTGAAAACAACATGGTTATGGCCAATTTGGTCCACCGCGACTATTCCAGCGAGTTTGTGAACGTTGGAGATACAATTACCGTGCGTAAACCCGCCAAATTCGTTGCGCAGAATTTTACCGGATCCATCATCACCCAGGACGCGACCGAGGGGAGCACAACTGTCGTAATGGACAGATTCAAAGACGTATCTTTTGCGGTCACTTCCAAAGAAATGACGCTAGATATCAAGAACTTTTCCGAACAGTTTATCGCTCCGGCCATGCGCTCGATTGCGCAGGCGGTGGATGAAGACCTTTTCAATGAGGTTTCGAACGTTTCGCAGTCTGTGACAGCGACGGCCAGCCCGACAAACCTTGCGGATATTGCAAATATGGCCAAGACCCTTGACCTTGCAAAAGTGCCGCTTGACATGCGCCGCCTTGTTTTCCATCCGACGCACAAATACCGCTATGCCTTAACTGACAACCTGTCTAAAGTGGCATACGCTGGCACTGGTGAAACCCTGCGCAATGCTGAGCTGGGCCGCCTGTACTCCCTTGATACGTACATGGACCAGAACGCGCCGGATACCCAGGCCGCAACCGCTGGTACTGCCACATCTTATACGATCACTGGCACGAAAGACGCTAAGACTGTTGCGTTGGCTTCTGTTACTGCTGCATCCGCAACCGTAAAGACCGGAGACGGATTTATCCTTGACGGTCATCTTTACAGATTCACCGCAGACGCCACTGCTACCTCCGGCGCTGTCGCATCTGTCGGAATTGACATGCCGTTGATTAAGGACTACACCACCGCGGCGGTATATCTTGTCAATAAAACTCATTCTCTGGCGTTCCACCGTAACGCAATTGCAATGGTAACAAGGCCTCTTGCGCTGCCGCTCGGCGCAGCACAGGCCGCGATTCAGTCTTACAACGGCATGGGAATCCGCGTGGTTTACGGCTACAACCAGAACACAAAGACAGATACCATTTCCCTTGACCTTCTGTACGGGATTAAAACGCTTGATGCTACTATGGCGGTTAAGCTGGTGGGATAATGGCCAAGACGATTGCCAATGTAATTTCCGAGTGGGTGGACCGCGGGTATGTTCCCGCGGAACCATCCGCTGATGATACGAAAAAATATACCTCGTTCATCAATCAGGGAAAAGCCGCAATCCTTGATTATTGCAACCTTCCACAGAACATTGTGAACTTTCCTGATGGGCTTTTTTATCCGTGGGTTGAGATCAGCTATTCTATAATGAACGGCGGCGTATTTCAGCAAGCAAATGGGGTTATAAAGTCAATTAGTGAAGGGGATACAACGATTCAGTATGGTTCGACAGTAAATCAAGCGACTATGCCTATTGTGGACTACTCTGATACGCTCAACAGATACCGCAGATTGCCTTAGGAGGCTGCGAAATGAATTTACCCAATAGTTTAGTTGTTTTCGGTAAGGCGGCGGTACAAGCGCAATGGAGCGATAAGGTTACAATAGACCGTGACTTTCTTCCGTTGGTAAATAACAAAAAGCAGCATATAATCATTCCCAATATCACTTGCCATTTCTCACAAACTTCTCAGCCGGTGCTTGATCAGTCCTCGACAGTGGCAACAACTAAATCGGTGTTCACGTTGTTCGTTGACACGTCCGTACAGCTTATAGCTGGGGATACACTTACTATCATGCACAAAGGCCAGATGTTCATCGGAGTGGCGGGGGAACCCTTTAATCGCACGTTTTCCAATGGCGTAAAGGTTGAGGTTACAAAAGTATCATGAGCGACATGAATTTTTCTCAATATCGCGCGGCACTGGTTGCGCTTGGCGCGGACCTCGACAAAAGTGCAATGAATATTATTTCGCGGATGTCGGATGTCGGGATAGCTGAGACGAAGAAGAATACGCCAGTCGGCGTATATCCTGTAAAAAGTGGAAAAGTCGGTGGCAACCTTCGCCGTGGGTGGATTAAAGGAGTAACTTATAAAGTCGGGAAAGATTGGCAATCTGGCTATTACGATAATGTTGCATACGGGCTGTATGTCAACAATGGCCATAGAATTGTCGGTAAAGGCGGCGTAACAGTTGGATATGTAAAAGGCCGTCGTATGCTTGAGCAAGGAATAGACATGGCAAAACGGCAAGGCGAACCGATATTCGAAAACGAAATTACAAAAGTTAAAGCCAAAACGGGATTTTAGGAGGTGGTCATATCACACTGTTACCAAATATTTTAGCTGGTGAACTGGCCGACAAGATGGCGGCCGGGACATTGACGATAGCAGACCACCTTCTATTATCATTGGCAAACTTTACCGCCTCGCTATTCCCTGACACGATGACTTATATTGGAGCACAGCAGCAAGCCGTTGATCCTCCGGCTGTATTCGTGGATTATTACGACATGAAAAACAGTCAGCGGCTATCCAATACCTCAGAATATTCGTTCGGGGTTGAAATTACTTATGTCCCTACAGACCGCACCAGCACATATGAAATGCAAAACGCCATATTCACGATCCTGCGAGGCTTGACCAAGCTGGAAAGTGATATAGGCGTTTTTTCGTGCTACGACAAGGATTCTGACATAACGGATGATCTTGCACATGTGACCGGAATTGTATCTGTACATGAGTTTATCCCGGACACGGCAGACATCATCCAGAAAGCAAACCAAATTATAAATTAAAGGAGGTTCCTATATGGCTCAAATTTTACCCGGTACCTATGTTGATGTCGTGGCGGGCGAACGCACAACGGCATCTGCAGTTACCGGCGTGGTTTCCATGCCCTATGAAATGGATTGGGGCGATAAAATCACGGTCATTAACAAAGGCGACAGCACCGCTGTTTCGCTTGGATATGACATTTCAAATCCAAAAGTCAAATGCGTCAATGAAGTGATGAACTATGCCACCAAATTGATTCTTTACCGTTCCAACATTTCCACAGGCGTGAAAGCTACCGCGACACTGGCGAGCGGGATTACCGCTACAGCTAAATATGTCGGCCTGCGCGGAAATGATCTTTCGGTCACGGTGTCTGGAAGTACCGGAGCGTGGACAATCAAAACCTACCTTGCAGCAGTTGAGAAGGATTCTCAGATTGTCGCTACCTCCGCCGATTTTGTGGCCAATGATTGGATCACAATTACCGGTACCGGAACACTTGCGGCGATAACGGTATCTCTGACAAGCGGTGCAAACGGAGCAATCCAGACCGCCACGGTGGACGATTACATTACGGAAATGCAAAAGTACGAGTTTAATGTGATCGCCTACCTGGGCGAAAGCAGCAACACCAGAACAAAGCTGCAGGCGTTCGTGAATGACCAGCGGAACAAAGACAACATGATTCAGATGGTCATGAACGGGGTCGCGGCGGACAATAAGGCAATTTACAACTCGACCACACCCGGAATAACCGAAAATTATAATTTGACCGCGCTGGAAGCATGTTCCACGCTGGCCGGAATCGTGACAAAACAAGGCGTTACCGGGAGCCTCACCCATTTCAACAACATAATCGGTTGGACCGATGTCGGCACGAAACTGACCTATGAGCAGCAGCAAGCGGCGGTGACCGCTGGACAGCTTATTGTTGTGATGCTTTACGGTATTCCGACGGTGCTCTATGACATCAATTCGCTGACTACTTTCACGGACACGAACCCCAAAGACTTCCGAAAAGGGCTTGTTGTCCGGACATTGGACAAATACGTCATAGACCTGAAAAAGTTGCTTGACACAAGGGCGATCGGAAAGATCAGGCGCAGCACGAACGGAAAGAACCAGATCAAAGGCATGATCGCGGACATGACCAGCACCAATTATCTGTTGCCTGGTTACATAGAGAATTTCACCGCTGATGATGTAACCATAACCGACGGAGCGGATGGGGATGAAATCATAATTACCGTAGGTATCCAAGTAGTTGATACGGTGGATAAGATTTATGTCACCGTGACGGCGCTGTAAAGGAGGGGTATAGATGTCTATTATATTACAAGACATTCCTGCAGGTCGTGACGGAACAGGGTACATGTCACTGAACGGGACGATTGATGAAGCATTCAAAATCAAAATCATCAAGCCCAAAACTGAATTTACAATGCAGAATCAGCAGTTTCTTGGTTCCAACATCGAGGACAATGCCGTCAGGGGGATGAAGATCACTGGTGACCTGACTTATTACAACACGTCCTCAAAGCTTAAAGAGGCAATCAGAAGGTACAAAAACGGCGGAAGCTATCCGGACATCACAATACAGTATTATTCGGAAAGCGCCGCGCTCGGCCGCGAGGAAATCACGCTGACCGGCGTAAAGCTTGCTACCGTTCCGCTCGGTGGCTTAGATGACACTTCTAGCGATGCCACGGTTCAGGAAAGTACATTCACCGCGAACAACTTTGACTTTGCTGAAAAATTCGATTCATAAGGAGTAAAAAATGGATAAATCACTCGATTTGTTTTTGCACCCAAACAGAAAGCCGCATCAAAAATTCAAATTAGGATCATTCGGTGATGCTGAATTTGAAATGAAGATTCTCAGCGCCGATGAAGGGGCTAAAGCTTCTATCGAAGTACAAGAAAAAAAGCTGCAGGGCATTGAAGTATTTTATCCTGCAATTGCAGAAAGTCTTGTGTCTCCGAATCTGCATAGCACTGAATTCCTTGCTGAGTTATCAAAACGCGAAGGAAGAACGATATTAAGCACGATTGATGCTCTAAAGGCGCTGTTTACCTCTGATGAAATCTCGGCATTAATTACAATTTATAACGATTACGCAGATGTAACGGTTGATTTTGGGAAAAGGGTTGATGAAGTAAAAAACTAATAACGCAGGGTGAAGATTTTTGGCTTTATGCACATATCGCCCTGCAAAAACACAATATTCTCCCGACTGATTACATGAATTTATCAGTTCCAGATCGATTATTTCTGATTGCAAGCGACATACAAGCAAGTGAAGACACAAAAAAGCGGTAGGATAATTCCTACCGCTTAGATTTTACGCCATGTTCTGCATTATTGTCAAAGTTGCTGCCATTTTCTGAATGTTTTCATATGCCGATTTGTAAAGAAAACTATCAGTTTTTGTTGCTGATGATATAAGAGGGACCGTTTCTAATGGACAGTCAAAATCTTTAAGATAAATATCAACTGATAAATGGCTTATGGTTTGCGCCCTATGTGCAGACCCAGCCCCGGCCAACGCTCCAACTGCTCCAAATACAGCTCCCCCAACAACTGCGCGAATGATTCCATGCTGTGATTTATACTTTTGCCCGTTCTCTTTAATTTCCACTGATGAAATATCGGAAAAGTTATGTATTCCGTTTTTGGAATTACATACAGCCCATTTTTTATTTTCCTCGTCAATGAGTATGCTACCAATACGTTTTGTAACTTTGTATCCTTGCGATTCAAATCGTTCTATAGATTTCTTAGCCAGTAAGTCAGCAATACCCATAAAATCCACTCCTTCTTGATTCGATTATATCACAATTATTACACTTGTAAAGAGGTGAAATTATGGCTGTTACTTTAGCGTCTGTATTTAAATTAACCGATCAATATACGGCAACAATGCAAAAAATCATACAATCATCTGACGCATACGAAAAGAGGCAGCAACAAGCGAAGAAAGCGACTGAACAGTTTAAAAGTAGCGTTAAGGGCGTAAGCAATAGTTCTGCATCAGCCACAACTGGAATTGCTGCGATTACGGCGAAAATAACCGGGCTGGTGTCCGCTGCGTATTTGGGGAAAAAAGCGGTTGATCTTCTCTTTACGGCCATAAAGGCCGGGGCAAATCAGCAGTTACAGCAGAATACTTTTCAAGCCTTACTTGGCAATGATAAAGCCGGTACGGCTCTTTTTAACTATGTGAACACTTATGCAAAGACTTCCGCGCTCGGCGCAGCGGACTTATCAAGCGCAACAACTTCTTTTTTAGCTTTTACCAGAAATATTAATCAAATCGAACAGCTTAACAAACTGACTGAACGCCTGTATGCTAAAGACCCGAATCAGGGGGCAGAGGGCGCGGTATTCGCAATCAAAGAAATATTAACTGGACAAACAATGAGCCTGAAAAACCGTTTCAACATGAACGGAGTATCGGCTGAAAAAATACAGGATTTTGCAAATAAAGGTGATATCGAAGGGACAATTAATTATCTGGATCAGGTATTTAATCGGTTTGGGGCCACTCAAAGCGTAGTGGATAAAAACTTTAATAGCCTGACCATGAGCGCGCAAAGATTCAAGACGAATTTTGTCCAAGGATTGGCCGGAGAAGCAAGCCCCACGGTGCAGAATCTTTCCATACTTATGAAGCAGCTAAATGATGATATGAGCGCAGGAAAATTTGAACCTTTCTTTAATTTAGTAGCAAACGGATCATTGGCCATAGGAAATGCACTCAGTTGGATAGCCCAAAACGCAAATGTTTTGGTACCAATAATCGGTGGAGTTGTATCCGCTATAGCGGTTTACAATGGCGCTATGATGTTGGCGACAACGGTAACGACCATTACAGGAATAGCGGTAAGTACTGTCGCTGGAAACTGGATTAAAGCTGCCGCGTTGATCGCCGGAGCTGCCGCGACTATTGGAATTGTATCATCTTTAAATAATCAGAATGATGATTTAAAAAAGAATGCGCTTACACTCGCACAAGCCAAGAACGACTATAATAGCTCCCTTAAGAACGCTAACATCTCTACTAAAGTTCCGGTTGAGATTTCAAATAAAGACCCGATCAGCGTTAAAGGACAGGTTGAAATTGAGAAAGAATCTCAAAAGTATATGTTTGACCTCGCGGCACAGAAAGCGATTGCAAATTTCAATATGACGCAGGTTGTACCACAAGTCAATGTGCATGTGGATAAAGTTGAAAAAACTGCAGACATGGATGAAATATCAAATTATCTTGGTGACGCTGTTTATCAGGCGCAGGGGATTCAGCCCGGAAAGGCGTACGGATGAGCTATTACGTAACCCTTGGCGGTATCTATATTTCGGGCGTTACCGATGTGGCTATGACCTCCGGGCGCGATCTCACGGCGTATGACGGACTCGGGAACGGGAATTTCTCTGTTCCTGATTCCGAAAACCTCAGAGAATGGACAATATCATGTGAATTATCCGAAGTGAACACCCGGAATCTTCCACACTGGCAAGGTGCCAGCTATGTTTTTTCTTCCTTTGAAACCATGCTTAAAACAAAAGACTATAGCCGGTTTCTTGTAACATCGGGATCAAAAAACATATCTGAATTGGTTTATATCAAACAGTATCAGCAAAAAGAGAAGTACGACGGAGTGTATGACGTTGAAATCGTCGTGCAAGAATATAAACCGGTCTCAGTGAAAACGACGGACGTTCCGTACATAGCAAGGCCGGGGAAAATACCGGTTGCTCCGAAAGCCGTAGCGGGTTCTACTGCTTATTCATCTGCTAAGAAATATACCGGTACCGCTCCATCCGCAGTAAAAGCAGCTGACTTTAAAAAGATTGATTATGCTGACATGAAAACAGGGAAACCTGCTAGTAACCCATGCACTTTACCAGCTACCGTAAAGATGGGAATTACTACTGTTCCATTAGGATCAATGCCGGTAGATCAATCGAAGGTGGTTGACACCAGTTATAAAGGTCCTACGGTGATCGGAACACTGACGGATTCAATCGTCGGGAATTTTAATGTAATTAAAAAAGGAATCAGCGATTATCTGAAAAAGTGGTGGTAACTATGCTGATTGTAAACGGACAGGATATATCAGAAGTTGCAGTAAACCTAAAATATCAAGACGTTTGGAACAACGGCGCGGGAACGTTCACTTTTGAGTATCCGACATATAAAACCTCAATGTATCCTAATGGCAGCATCGTTATTTTTCAGTACGGTGCTGCCAATATGTTTTATGGATTCCTTTTCAAGACGGATCAAGACCACAAAAAATATAAATGCACCTGTTATGACCAAAGAAGGTATTTCAAATCCTCCAATTCTATTCTGCGCCCGGTCGGAACACTGAAAGACTTCTTAAATACGGTCGCGCTTTCATGTGGGGATAGAATCCGCCTCGGGACCGTGGATGATACGCAAGTCAAACTAGGAAAGTACCTATTTGACAATAAAACGCACCTGGATATGGTATATCAGTCGATTCAAGACAACCTTGTCGCAAATGGATACTGGTACGCTCTTCGCGATAATTTTGGGGCTCTGGACCTCAGAGACATTGTTGATCTCCGGCTGCCGTTAATCATTGGCGATAATTCGCTTGGCACCGATTTTGATTATACGAAGTCAATCGATGATGACACTTTCAATTACATAAAAGTCGCAAAAGACGACGCTGACAAGGGCGTAAGATACACCTACATTGCGCAGGACAGCACGAATATGGCCAAGTGGGGAAAACTCATGTACTACGATAAAATCAGCGCAGGCTTGAACGACGCGCAGTTAATAGCGCAATCAAAAAGATTGCTCCAATTAAAAAACCGTGAAACTCAGACCTTAAAATTGGATTGCATCGGGGATACAAGAGTGCTCGGCGGCAGCGGGATTCGGGTTGTCATTGCAGAAGCCGGGCTTGATATATGGGCGGTGGCAAACAGCGTTACACACCAATTCACAAAGAATAAACATACAATGAGCGTTGAATTAAAATTCGTGTGGTGATGATATGGACTTAAATACAGCAATTAAAAAAATTGTTCAAGAATACATTGCAAATGAAACAATGGCCGATCTCGTCTATGGCACTTGGGGAGGTTCAAGCGTAAAGATTGACGATAAGCCCGTACCGATTCCCATTGATATGATCGATGTCCCTAAAGGCGTTACGGTAACCATTGGTGAGCGTGTGACGCTCCTGCAGAAATACGGCGGACAAAAGTATGCGGTGATCGGGGTGTTGTAATGAGTGTTTTAAAAACATACGGTGATGATACGACCAGCTTTAAGCCCTCCCTTACCTATCAGATCAAAAACGGCCACATTGATGGAAGGGTTGACGGGATAGAAGCGGTTGTTCAGGCGATAGATCTTTTGCTGTCTACTGAGCGATACCAATATCTTGTCTATTCCACTGATTACGGCACGGAAACGCAAGACTTGATTGGAGCGGATCGGGAAACCGTTCGAGCTGATCTGCAGCGCAGATTCTCCGAAACGCTGGCAGAGGATGACCGGATAGAAGGAATAGAAGATTTCCAGATTGAGTTTGACCGAGAAGTTGCGAAAGTGACTTTTACGGCCAAAACTATTTTTGGCAAAATCCAAGAAGAAAGGAATGTTGCAATTGGCTGAAAATTATGAGGTTGAATCCATCCTGCAAGAAATGCTTGATATGCAGCCTGACACATTAGACAAACGGGAGGGCAGCATAATTTATAATACCTGTGCCCCAACTGCTTTTTTAATTGGACAGCAAACTTACTTAATCGGATATCTAATGAATTTATTGTTTGCTGACACAGCGGAAGGCGATTGGCTGGACCGTGTCGCTAACGATTTTGGAATAACCAGATATCCGGCCACTTACTCACTAAGGCAGATAAACACTTTTGATAGTAACAGCGCAGCAATGGATGTATCTATCGGAACCAGATTTGCGATTAATGAACTTACCTTCACTATAACAGAAAAGATAGCTACAGGGCAATTCAAGGTAACATGTGACCAATCTGGTGCTCAGGGCAATGCATACAATGGGACTGTACTTCCGATTGACAATATTAATGGGCTTGGCAGCGCAACGCTGATATCAACTCCGCTAATACCGGCAACCGACGAAGAAACCGACGATGCATATCGCGCTAGATTCTATCAATATACTCGTCAATCCGCTTATGGGGGGAATATAGCAGACTACGAGCAGAAAACGCTTGCAATATCCGGAGTTGGTGCGGTTAAAGTCTTTACAGCGGTTGATATGACAGCCGGGCATGTTGGCTTAATAATCGGTGATGACAACGGGAATAAAGCCACAGAAACACTAATAGACGAAGTCCAGGCGCTTATGGGAGTAGATGGAAACGGAGTTGCACCAATCGGGCATACGGTAACCGTAGGAACATCAACAGACCTTACGGTTAACGTTGTGGCAGAAATTGATATTAAAACCGGTGCAAGCTTTGATATTATCCAGCCAATCGTAGTATCTACTATTACGGATTATATTAATAACGTTGGATTTAAGGACGAAACCGTGTTTTATGCAAAACTCGTCGCGGATATCTTAAACTGTCACGAAAGCGTTGTGGATGTAGGAACCGTAACAATGAATGGATCATCTGCAAATTTATCGCTTGCAAAAACATTTGAAAATTATCAGGTGCCTGTGCTTGGTACAGTGACAGTTACAGAGGTGGTTTAATGTTTTACGATAATGCAGCAGATTATAAAAGCTATCTTATTCCAAAACTGCAGGATATTGCAGAAATTGATTCAATCGCAGGAGCAGTTAATTTTGAAATTGATAAATTATCGGTTGTCATAAAAAAAGCGGTTATGAACAAATGCATTTCCACTTGCGATGAAGACGGCGCGGCTCGATGGGAGAAAATTCTAAAAGTATCTTCTCCACTCAATTCTATTCTACAGGCACGAAGGAATGCATTAAAAGCAAAAATAATGGCAAAACCAGCTATCAATATTCGTGTTTTGAAAAGCATCATAGAGGCGTACATGGGCCTAGATGTGGATATATCAATTGATGGGTTTACTGTAATCGTAAAATACAGAGGAACTTCCCAAATTGCGGATCTGAATCCTTTTTATCTAACTGCTTATCAAACTATACCTGCAAACATGTTAATGGATATATCTTATTTGTTTGTTACTTGGGGAGAAGTAAAAGACACGTATCTAACATGGGGAAATGTAGCACTAAAAACATGGGATTATATATATAAAGGAGTATAGTTTATGAATTTAACACCAAACTTTGGGCTAAAAAAACCTGAGTATATCGATAGCGCTGATATATTTGCACTTAACGATAACGCTGACATTATTGATTCTCAACTGAGTAAAAACCTTATATCAGTCAATGAAATTTCAGCAAATGTAAAAGACTATAAATTAGATACTGACCCTGACGATACTTTATCTTTTCAAAGGGCTTTAGCAGATTCTCACAATTTATGGGTTCCCGCCGGAGAATACAACGTTAGCGATACTATTAAAATTACCAACGGAACAACGATTCGAGGAGTATACAAGCAATCTATAATCAATTTTACGGCAGATAATAAAACGTTGATTTTAGGTAATCAGGATATTGACAACACCACTGGATTTTGGAACTGCATTGTTGAAAATCTTGATTTTGTTGGGCTAGGAATATCAAACAATCAAAAGTGTATGCAAGTTAAAGGTTTTTTAAGCGAAATAAATAATTGTAATTTTCATGGATTTAAAACTGCGAGAGAAATTGTGGGGGTCAAGGTACATTCTAAAAATAATCTTACTGGGAACTGTAATATTGGTGTTTCAATTCAAGATTATGGATCAGCCTATAATACAATGCTATATTTTTCTGGAGATAGTTTTTACAGCAATAATTTAGGAATGTGCAACATCGGTGATGGACAAACGGCGCACAGCGGGATTGAAAACGTAATCGATCTTGCAATGGAAAAATGTATTTTTGAGAGCAATGTAAAAGCATTTAACTTACGCCCATTTACTGGGACGATGAAAGAATGCTGGTTTGAAAATAACACCAATCGCCCCACACTCATGAAATTGGGTTGGTTATTTGAAAATAACCGTTTTGAAACTGGAACATATGATCAGACATTTCAATATTTAACAGATACAAGCGGAACATATACTGGTGTAGTCGAAACCTCTCTTAGAAGCGGGACACAAAGCATAAAAAACCTAGATTTTCAGAGTTATGATTCTACTGCACAAGATATATCTGTAAAAAGTCTAACAGAACAAAAAATAGGCTCTGAAAATCCTACCATTGGAATAGCCGATAGTACAGATGGGGTTACTCGGTCAATGATAGAACTCAATCCAATGACTAGTCCGGGTTCAACTCCACTTCGCTTTACGAAGCTGACGCAATTAGCAATCAAACCAGATGGTACAGTATATTTTGATGGACACGATGTGAAACACACGGGATTTTCCGTCACAAAACTAGCAACGGGAAAATACAAGGTGGTATTTCATACATCTGAAATTCTTGGCATACCACAAGTGTTTGCAACATCCCCTACCTCTATCGCGTTGGATAATGATCAAGTAATGTTTTATTGTACAACAAGGATGCAATGTAGCGTTGGAAATTCTGATTATGCGGCATATTTGGGAATTACTACATTGTTTATCAATACTTATAGCCGCGCGGTAGGAACAACTACAGATACATTGGCCGATGCTTTAATTTATATCACGCTCTATCATAAATAAGGAGGTAGAAACATGAACGGAATTGATATAAGTAAACACAATTTAGTGGTGGATTGGGGCAAAGTGGATGACTCTATTGATTTTGTTCTGATCCGTGCTGGATACGGCAACGATATCAGCCAGAAAGACCCAAAGTTTGACGAATACATAAAGGCTGCGCTTGCTCACAATCTGCATGTCGGAGTGTATTGGTTCAGTTACGCTATTTCCGTAGAGGATGCAAAAAAAGAAGCAGAAGTATGCAAAAAAGTCATAGCTCCATACAAAGGTAAAATTGATTTTCCAGTTGCCTTTGATTACGAATACGCGAGTATCAATTGGGCTAAAGATCATGGGATAAAGGTTACGGATTCCATTGACAGCATGGCCCGTGCCTTTATGGACAGCATGAAATCGGACGGATGGTTTGTCAATCTGTACACCAACATCGACTTTATCAAATCTGGCCGGTTCAGTGCATCCACGATCAAGACATATGATGTGTGGCTTGCTGATTACAGCGGAGCGCCGGATTACCCATGCTATATTCAGCAGACCAGCAGTACCGGAACGGTACCTGGGATTACCGGGAATGTGGACATGGACATATCTTTCCGAGATTATCCCACAATGATTAAGGCAGGCGGATACAACGGATATCCGAAGCAGCCGCAAACATCCGTGAAGATTGACACCACTATGGAAGTAAGCTTTGCTTTTGGCAAAACCTATACTTTCTATACCGAGTCCGGTCAGGTGCCTACCGTGACCTGCGGGACGGCAGACGTTGTTTCCCTGATGCATTGCCGTCGCGATCTTCAGCGCGATTACTGGCATATCACCTTTATAGGAAAGCCCGGACAGGCAACTGGAATTTATACTGCGGCCCCCGGAGAGCAGCCGACTAAACGCTTTGTGGCGAGAGTAGCATAAAAATGGGGTGGATTGTGTGGACGAATTGAACGAAGAACGTCAAAAGCGGATGGACGAGCGATTTGCGCGGGATAGGGAAAGGCTGGAACACCTTGAAGTCACCAACGAAGATTTAAAGCAAATAACTGCTAGAATGGACGTTATTATTGAAAACCAGCAGAAGCAGCTTGAAAATCATGAAAAGCGAATCATGGAGATTGAGAGTAAGCCCGCACGCCGATGGGAATCAATGGTGAACACCGCATTGCAATGGATTGTTACTGCCTTTCTGGCGGCGACTATATACTTTAAAAAATAAGCCGGTAAACCCGGCAGAAAGAGGTACTATATGAACGAATTCTTTACATGGGAAACCCTTGCGACACTGGCCGGAGCTTCAGCTATGACCGGATTATTTACTCAGTCTTTGAAAGATTCAATCAAAATCCCTACGCAATGGCTATCTTACATGATCGCGGTGGTTATTCTTACTGCTGCTACATTGTTCACCGTGGGCGTTGTATGGCCTACGCTGGCGATTAATCTGTTTAATGCAGCAATCGTATCCACCTCGGCAAACGGAGCGTATGCGGCGATTCTGAGGGCAAAGGACGGAAAGACGGAATAGCACCATTCACCATCAACCCCATAAGATATAATAACCTGCCCTTAATAACAAAGAAGTATCCCCCGCTGGCCTATCGGCTGACGGGGGTTATATCGATACTAATTGATTCAAAATCGGAAAT